ATATGGACCAAATACATGCATTTTTCTAGAAGTTGGTAAGTTCTATGAAATGTATGACAGTATAAATGAAGAAACTGGGATTGGAGAAACTTCTATGCAAAGAGCAGTTGCTCTACTAAATATTCAACTATCTTATAAAGATAACAACGATCTATTCGCTGGTATTCCAGAACAGTCTCTACATAAGTTCGCTTCTATTCTTACACGAGAAGGTTGGACGGTTGTTGTTGTAGATCAAATAAAGGATATACAAAATAAAGTTGTTTCTAGGAATGTTTCTCAAATTCTTTCGCCAGGAACACATTTAGAATCTTTTTCTCAAGATTCTGCCTTTATTGGTTGTTTGCTTTTAGAACAAATCAGCGAAAATCTGGCTCCAAAGTTCTCTGTTAGTATCGCAGACATTTCTACAGGTCGTTGCTATAGTTATGAATCAAAACTAGAAGGAAAATATAATTCTTGGAATTTTGATAGACTATTACATTTTTTTCAAGTTCATCCTATTCGTGAATTATTAGTTCTTCATAAGAAAATGCTAGCACCGAATGAACAGTATTTTAAACAGAATCTTGGTATTCCATATACTTTAATTCACATTAAACCATACAAATCTGTTATAGGTGTTGAAGATTTAATGGATAGTTCATTTAAAAATAAATCTATGTTAAATGTGTATGATTTTTTAAAGATTCAACCACAAAGTTTAATGGAACAGAGTTTTACTAGTCTTTTATTTTTCTTAGAAGAACATTTCCCATCAAAGAAACAGATTTTAGAGGAACATTCTGTTTGGAATCCAGATATTAGTGTTTACCTAGGAAATAATGTATTAAATCAATTAAATTTTATTTCTAATTCAAGTGAATCTATTCTTTCATATTTTCAGAAAACGTTTACTCCACTTGGAAAACGAGGAATTGTAGAACGATTACTTTATCCACTTTCAGAAATTGATATTCTTTCGATGAGAGTTTATAAACTAGAGAAAGTAATTCAAATGGAACCTACAAAGAAAAAACAGATTGAAAATTATTTAAAACAGATTTCTGATTTGCAGAGAATTCACCACAAATTCTTTTCGTATAATTTGAATGCAATTGACATATTAAATTTATATCAAAGTTATACAAGAATAATTGATATCATGGAATTATATGAATCAAATGATATTCTTAAAAATAATCTAATAAATTATTTAGAAGAATTTAAAAATACATTTGAAATAGAAAAGGCAAAATTATATTCAGATGATATTAGTTTTTTAAAAAATGATTTGGCGCCAAAAACTTTTTCGATTGAAATTAAAATTCAAGAACAAAAAGAAAAGGCGAATGAATTTCTTAAAAAAGTAAATGAATTTTCTAAAGAAACATTTAAATTTGAAGAAAAAGAATCAAACATTTTTAGTATTGATGGGACGCGAAGAATGGTAACAAATTTAGATACCACTCTAAAAAATAAGAAAAAAGAATTATGGCCTCATCCAGATATGAATGTTGTTATTCGTAAAAATAATGGTTCTATACATACCTCATATTTAGATGAACTTCATACAACTATGTTGTATAATCGTTCGCGTCTAAAAGAAGCAGTTAAACTTGAGTTACCGCCACTCTGTAATAGATTAATAGATTCATTTAGAAATTTATGGCTTGAAATAGAAGATTATGTTACTGAAATTGATATATTGTTTACGATGGCAAAAGTTTCTAAAGAGAAGAATTTTGTAAAACCTATATTTGAAGATAACAGTAGTAGTTCTGGAGTTCAAATAACTGGATTAAGACATCCTCTTATTGAATCGCAAAATTCTACACAAACATATGTAAAACATAACATAAATTTAGACGCAAATGGTTGGTTATTATATGGGATGAACGCATCTGGTAAATCATCATTAATGAAAGCAGTCGGTATTTCTGTTCTACTAGCACAAGTAGGTTGTTTTGTTCCAGCGGATTCGCTAACGCTTAAGCCTTATAAAGGGATATATACAAGAATTCTAAATCAAGATAATATATATGCTGGTTTATCTTCATTCGCGGTAGAGATGTTAGAATTAAGAGAGATTCTTAAGAAGGCAGACCAGTTTAGTTTAGTTCTAGGAGATGAATTATGTTCTGGAACAGAATCTGTATCCGCTACTTCATTAGTAGCTTCTGGAATTATCTGGCTTGACAGAAAAAAAACATCATTTATTTTTGCCACCCACTATCATGGATTAAATGATATTCCACAAGTTAAAGCTCTTAAAAATTTAAAAATTTACCATTTGAAAGTTCATTATGATCCTATTAAAGATATTCTTGTGTATGATAGAAATCTTGAAGAAGGTTCTGGAAGCACGTATTATGGGTTAGAAGTTGCTAAAGCGATGAATATTCCTCATGAATACTTGGAACTAGCGAATGAAATACGAAAAGAAATTATAGGTTCAAAAGTTAAAACTTCTCAATACAACAACGAAGTTCTAGTAAAATCATGTGAAATCTGTAAATGTTCTAATACAAATATTTTAGAGGTTCATCATATTAGTCAACAAAAAGATGCAAATAAAGATGGATTTTTAGAATCTGGTATTCATAAGAATCATAAGAGTAATTTAATTGTATTATGTTCTAAATGCCATGATGATTATCACGCAAATAAATTAATAATTAGTCCAGCAAAACAAACATCTGAGGGTCTTGAAAGAAATATTCAAAAAGTAGATACAATTCAAAAGAAAAGCAAATGGAAAAATGAAGAATTAGAAACAATTCATTTTTATTTGAAGAAATATAATAATTTAGGATTAAAACGTATTAAATTTGAATTAGAAAATGATAAAGATATCATTATTAGTGAAAGTTCTTTAAGAACTATTATAAAAGAGATGAACTAAACTCTACGTAGATGTAGATGTTACAGTAGGTGTAACACCTTGAGGCATAGCAATATATGTCATAGGACCAACATCCCCTTTAGGACCTTGAGGGCCTGCAGGACCAACAGGACCAACAGGGCCTGGAGGGCCAGCAGGACCCGGAGGTCCAGCTACAACACTACTACAACTGCTTGAAACACCTTCCTTTTTAATTTGTTCTAGTTCTTTGCGTAGAGTTTCAACAGCACTTTCTAAAGCGCGAACTTTACGTCCAAGAGGATTTGAACCTAAATAATTGTTACCACTTGCACTTGATACAGAAGACATTTCTAAATCAAATATATAATGAAAAAAAATCTTCAAAACGCAGTTACCCAAAAAAATTGGTTACTTTAAAATATATTTTATTATCATACTAGAAATGATTATTCCTATTCGTTGTATGAGTTGTGGAAAGACGTTGGCTGATAAGTGGAGATTCTATCAAGATGAAGTTAAAAAAATGAAGAAAAATTCAGATACTCTTGAGCGTTACTATTTTGATGGCAATACAATTCCTAATACACCTGAAAAGGCAGTTATGGATGCATTAAATCTAAAGAAACCATGTTGTCGTAAGCATTTCTTGACGAATGTTGATTTGATGGATAGAATTTAAAATTAAGAAACTATTAGATGGAACTATTTTTACCTTCTTTTTTCATTCTAAGTTTAGTAGCACTCGTTGTATTTTTAGTATTACCCCGATTTACACCATTTGTAACAGTTATAATTTGTTCTTTATTTTTAACATTAGCTCTATATTCTCATTTTAAGATGTATTCAAATGAATATAAGAATTTAATGTTCTTAGATACATTAAAAGATAATTGGATATTTATAATAGTAGCAATTGTATTTGGTATATTAATGGCTTCTTCAAACTTATTTAGAGGTATTAAGATTAAGATACCTAAAATAATCTTTACCGATGATACGAAAAGTTCTAGTATTAGAGATTTAACAAATATTCCTTTTGATAAAATTAGAGATTTAGAAAGACAAGTATAATTAGATGGTTAAGAATAAAACAAGAAAACAGAATAAAGAAACTCATGGTAAAGTTTTGACAATTCCCATGCTACGAAAAGCTTTTGAGCATATTGATATGGAAACAAGAAAAATCTTAGCAAAGCATCCTATTAATAAAGATTCTATATCTGAATTTCAAAAGGCTTGGAAGAAATGTTTTGGTAAAACAATCGATTCTAAAACAGCAGAATCATACTTGATGTTACAGTCTAAACTAAAGAATAAGAGTTCTAGAAAAACAAAGAAACAGAAAGGCGGATCCGCTCCTGTTGATTATATGTTACGCCCCGGAATTGATGGGACCCATGGAAGTTATTTACCTTATGTAAGCAAAGGGCTTGATTTTTATAATGATATAAACAATATCGCGATGGATGCTGATTGTGGGAAAATAGACTATACTCCACAACTATCTAGCACGATGGGTTCTAATCAAGTTGGTGCAGGCGTGGGTGAATTACTCTACAGCCTGACAACCCGCCCTATAGTTTCAGGAACTCCACCTTCTGTACTACAGGATATACAGGATTATACTCTAGGAAAGACACTAGGAGCATCACCTAAACCAATCGAAACTCATTATCAGAAAGTATAATTAGTAAAAAAAAGATAATAATAAACCTTATATTTGATTAGGTTTATTATTATGAACAAAGAAAACGATTCACGAACTTATGCTGAAAGTTTATTACAAAAATATTTCAAAACATTTGATTATCCTTTTACAGCACATCAATTAAATAGTTATGACCAATTTGTAGCGAATGATATACCTTCTATCATTAAATCTTCAAATCCTATACTGTTACTTGAAGATAAAATTGCTAATACGGATGAGTATGCTTATCGTATTGAAATTTATATAGGCGGTATTGAAGGTAATAAATTCTATGTTGGAACACCTACTATATCTTTAAAAGATGGAAATGATATTCGTATAATGTATCCAAATGAAGCACGTCTACGTAATTTAACATACGCTTCAAATGTAGAAGCAGATATTACTGTCAAAATAACATTCACAAGATATAATTCATCTGGAAAATTAGAATCAAATACTGTTTTACTTGATTCAAAAGATGACCGCTACAAATATTTGGGAAGAGTTCCACTTTTTCGTCTTCCAATCATGCTCCATTCTAGATACTGTCTTTTAAGAAATAAACCTAATATTTTTCTACAAGAGGTTGGAGAAAGTCCATACGATTATGGAGGATATTTTATTATAGATGGTTCAGAAAAAGTTTTAATTACAAGACAAGAACAAGCGTTTAACACATTATATATAACAAAACAAGATAGAGATCCTAAGATTGATATTTTTGCTTCAATCCAATGTTTAAATACAACAACAAAACAAGTAAAACGAATCGCATTTGGGTTTATAAAGAGCAGTAACACAATTGAAGTTAGTTTACCTTTTGTGCGTAAACCAATCCCCTTATTTGTTCTCTTTAGAGCATTTGGTGTTCAAACCGATGAAGATATTCTACGTTTAATATTTCCGAACCCTGATGATGTAGAAACAAAGATTTTAGAACCACTTCTCCATGAAAGTATATTAAGTGCATATCCATTTGTAGATTCTTATTCTGCTATCCAGTATATTAAAGTATTAACGAAAGGTTTTTCTGAAGCTCATGTATATAATATTTTATATAATCAAGTATTTATACATATTGATAATAAACCGATGAATAAAGCGATATTTTTAGCAGAGTGTGTAAGAAAAATTTTAAAAGTATATGCTAAGATTGATTCTAGCACAGATCGTGATGATATTCGTAATCAACGTTGTTTAACCTCTGGACTACTGACACGTATGTTATTTCAAAATACGTATACCAATTATGTAAAAGCGATATCAAGAGCAATTGATAAAGAGTATAAGTATAATACTGCAATTTATGAAGGAGATAACTTTTTGAACATATTTTTACCAGGAAATATGAATGCTCTCTTCTTATTCGGTTTTATTACAGATGGTATTAATAAAGGATTCAAAGGAAAATGGTCTTCTGGTGTTGGAGAAGAAAAGTCTGGTGTGTTACAACCTCTTTCTCGTCTTTCATACTTAGATTTTTTATCACACTGTCGCCGTGTCGTATTAGATTTTGATACTGGTATGAAATTACAAGGTCCTCGTCGTTTACATACAACACAGTTTGGATATTTCTGCACTTCAGAAACCCCTGGCGGTTCAAGTATTGGAATTACTAAGAATTTATCAATTTTAACCGCGATAAGTTTATCTATGGACACAACTATATTTAAGAGTTGGCTCTTTAATAAGATGGGATTACTGTATGCAAACGATTTAACACCTCTTATGATGAAAGTGGCTGTGCCTGTCTATATAAATAATGGAATTGTTGGATATACATTAAAACCTGATGATTTAGTTAAAGTTTGTAAATTAATGAAACAAACTGGATGTTTACCAGCATATAGTTCTATTAGTTTTAATATAAGAGAACGTTGTGTTTCACTTTTTTTTGATGAAGGGAGACCAGTCAGACCTTTAATTCATATTGAAAAAGGTATTTACCCTTATGAAAAAATAAGAGCTATAAAGACATGGAGAGAACTAATAATTGGTAATTTTGAGAAAAATGCTGATATTGATATAGTATCAACAATATTTAGAGATCCTTTAGTAAATGTAGAAAAACCGACTGCTAAAGATTATATTGATCTGTTAAGTCCTCATACTGGTATACTTGAATATGTAGATCCATATGAATCTAACGAATCTTATGTTGCCATGTATCCAGAACTAATAAAGAGAGAAACAACACATGTGGAACTTCATCCTTCTACTATGTTAGGTCTGTTAACATCGATGATCCCTTTCCCAAATCATAATCAATCACCTCGTAATCAATTATCGTGTTCTCAATCAAAACAAGGAGTATCAATTCCATCTACTAATTTTAAAAATAGATTTGATAATCAAACCCATGTATTATGTTATGGAGAGGCACCATTAGTAAGAACACTATACTATGATTATGTTGCGGATGGACAGATTGGCTATGGTCATAATTTAGTGTTAGCAATGGGTTGCTTCACAGGTTATAATCAAGAAGATGGAATTGTAATGAATGCTGATTCTTTTCAGAGAGGTATGTTTAGAAATATTACGTATAGAAGTTACGAAGCTTTTGAAGAAGATGATGATAAATCTCATACAAAGACACGTATTTCAAATCCATCTAGTATTCCAGGTTGGACTCGTCTGAAGCCTGGAGTTGATTATAAGAAATTGGATGAACGAGGTATTATAAAGAAAGGTGAGTATGTAGATGAAAATACAGTTATAGTAGGACGTTATATTCAATCACAAAATGGTGAGATGAATGATGCTTCTGTAACTGGCCAAGTATGGACAAGTGGAATTGTAGAAGAAGTTTCTATAACAGTCAATAATAAAGGTTTATCAATAGTAAAGATTCGTGTTATACAAGATAGAATTCCAGAATTAGGAGATAAATTCAGTAACAGACATGGTCAGAAAGGAACAATTGGGATGTTAATAAGAGGTTGTGATATGCCTAGAACAGAATCTGGTATGATGCCAGACATGATGATGAACCCTCATGCGATACCATCTCGTATGACGATCGCACAGCTTTTAGAATCGATGTTGGGCAAAGCAGCTTGTTTAGGAGGGTTGATTGGAGATGCGACTGCTTTTATGAATGAAGGAGGGATTGAAAATAAAATTGGAGATATATTAGAGAATCAGTTTGGATTTCAAAGATATGGCGAAGAATTATTTTATGATGGTATGTCTGGTTCTATGATTCCTTCTACAATTTTTGTTGGTAATGTTTATACAATGCGTTTAAAACATATGGTAGAAGATAAATGGAATGCACGTGGTTCTGGTAGAAGAGAACAGAAAACACATCAGCCGACAGGTGGAAGAGGAAATCAAGGAGGTTTACGTATAGGTGAGATGGAACGTGATGCTTTATTAGGACATGGTATTAGTAGTTTTATAAAAGAATCTTATATGAAGCGTTCTGATGGAACATCTATGATAATTTGTAATGGATGTGGAACAGTCCCAATCTACAATCTAAAAGATAATTTTTACGTATGTCCTTTATGCGATGGCCCTGTTCAATTTGTGGGAGAATCATCAAGTAACTTTGAGATACTACCTACATTAAAACGAAGTATAACAACACTATCAGAAGTAGAAATACCATACTCTTTAGAAGTATTAAATAAAGAATTAAACACGTATATGAATATGTATATGAGATTTTTAACAGGGAAAGATGTTACTTTACTGAAGAAAACTAAGTTTAGAGGAATGAAGTATGAAGAAGTAAAAGAACTTCTAAAAGCAGAATTAAAAGCAAGAATTGTAGAAGATACTTATGAAACTGAAGCGAATGAAGAAGAGCCTAATATAACAGTAAATGATGAACAGTTAGAACTTTTGGGATCAGACAGGGAATCAGACAGAGAATCAGACAGGGAATCAGAACAAGAAGAGGCTCTAGAAGAATTACCTGAAATAAATGTAACTGCAGCAAAGAAACAGATTGATAGTGAGATTATGGCAGAAGATAGAACACTTGATTTAGAAGATACTGATGATATAGAAGTGGTTAGAAGCGTAGCAGTTTCGCAACCATCACAGATAATGATACAACCAACGCAGATGGTTTCGCAGGTGGTTCCACAGATGGTTTCGCAGATGATGGTGCAACAACAACAGCCATACGTTTTAGTTCCAATGAATACCGCGCAAGTTCCTTTACAAGTAGTATCATCGCAGATTCCAAATGCTCCTCAAACATTAGTAGTTGATACAAGCCCCCAAGCGATGGAAGCTGATGGTATAAATTTAACAGAAAGAGAAGTTCGTCCGCTGAAGTCTATACTTAAGAGACCAAATTCTCCATCAAGATTTAATAGATCACCATCTCCAACAAACTCAAAACAAACATTCTCAATCAATAAGTTAGATTCAAATGAAACAGAAGAAGTAGCACCTACACCTAAAACAAGAATTAATATCGTAAAAGAAGGTGAATAAAAGTGTTAAAATTGATTTAAATCCTAGCGCAGATATAGTATTAGTAAAATGGATGCGCCAGTAATTGATATTCTATTCCGCAGTCGCAAAACTCTTCTAAAAATCTTAGAAGAAAAGGGTTATGATACTGCTCCTTATGAAAAATTTAGCCCATGGGAAATTGAAGCGATGATTATTAGTGAAAAGAAAAATAATTTAAAGATGGAACTTGTTCATAAAGAAAATGAAACAAAGTGTGTAGTTATTTATCGTCTTAATAGGTTGAAACAGAGTCTTGGGAAGTTCAAGGATTCATTAACCAAAGAAGATTCAGAAGATTTTATTCCTAATATTGAATCCACGATGATTTATGTAATTGTATTAGAACCAGTTAATACGGTTGATGTATTTCATGCGGCCGCTATAAATGCTCTCTCGGAGAAAATTAGCATCTCATTCTTCCAAGCAGATTCTTTAGTAAATGATCCTCGCCAACATATTCTTGTTCCAAAGCACGAACTTGTTAAAAAAGAAGATATTTCTGCTCTTAAAAAGTTTCTAAATATTCAATCTGTTGCGAACCTTCCTTTTATTCGCTTTCATCAAGATATTCAAACACGTCTTCTAGGTGCTGTTCCCGGTGATGTAATTAAAGTAACTCGTCCTAGTTCATCAAGTGGAGTAGAAACTATCTATAGAGTTTGTGTGCCTTGAATAGAATGCCAGCAATATCTGATTATACAACAGCAGATACAACTTCAATTGGAACTAGATTAAATGAATTAAAACCTAAAACAACTTTTACAAATGCTGAAAGAGGTGAAGTATTAGATGCAGTTACAATTCTACAGTCACGTGTTGCTACAAACCCTGCTACAACTTTAGAAAATACAAGTGAATCACTAAATATAATTAAACAGAAGATTCTAGAAGCAGAAGAAGATTTGAAAATAGCAGAAGACCGTGTGAAAACTCTACGAAATGTAGATAAACAGCGTAGTTATTATGAATCCTGGTTCCCAATCAATAGGCCTTTACGGAGTTCTTCTATAATTATCTGTTTTATTTTTGGTATATTCTTCTTCTCATTATCATTTTTTATGTATATGAGATATCTAGGAATTTCATTCACAGTTGATATAAGATGGTTGACACCAGGCAATTTGGAAATCTATAGTAAAGTTCTACCATATGGAGCAGGATTTATAATAATTGGTCTAAGTATTTTAGCAGTAATTGCTTGGGTTAGAAAATCATAAATAGATAGAGGGAAATGGTTAAAAATAAGAGTATGTTCTACATATTTTTACTTGGATTTATTGTTCTATCAATTATGATAGTATTTAAATATACTATAAATGAAGGATTTCAAGCAAATTGTTCTGCTATATCTGGATGTAAAAGATGCGGTGATACACGTGGATGTACCTTCTGCGGAGGTAAATGTGTGAATGATGCTCAAGCATCTTCTCAATGTGGTAGTTCTACAAAAATCACAGATTCACAATTCTGTCCTGAAGTCACAGCAAAATGTTCTGATATAACCGATTGTAAAAGTTGTGCTGATAGGTTAGACTGTACTTTCTGTAAATCAAGTAATAAGTGTGTAGATGCTTCTGAAACAACTAGATTATGTCCAAGAGAATCAACTGTCAATACACCCGAGGCATGTGGATTAACAGGTTTAATAACTGATCCTTCTGGGAATTTATCTAATCGTGTGTATGGTCAATGTAGTACTGCTACTAATTGTAATGAGTGTATGAGTACTCCGGCATGTTATTGGTGTTCAAATCAGAGAAAATGTGTATCAAACAGAGATGTATATAATGAGTGTAGAGATGATAACATAGTAGATTCATTAAGTCGTTGTTCTGGTAATAGTGGACCTAGATATTCAGAAAATGTTGACACTACTACACCATCAAGAGGAGCACCTTTACCAGGATTTTCAGAAAGTGAATCTACTTATATGACTAGTCCGACAACAGTTTCTACAGAAAGTGAATTTATTCAAAGTACTGGTGGCGGTCTAGTTCCTAACTCTACAAGACCTTTTTATGGTGATCCTGGCGGTCGAGTTTCTAATTCTTCTGGAAATAACCAAGTATCCCAATATCCGAATGATTCTATAATACCTGTTCTAGGATTATCAAGAACAAGTAACGGTTTATTAACAGATTCATCTATACAAATTATTATGGATGGATTAAAATCAAGAGGATACACTTTAAGAGATACATCATCTAAAAATGCGGTTTTACAAAAGATTAAGGAAGAACTTGACTATTATGAGAATACTTTAAATACGAATGTTTCAACCTATGTATCAAGTTCACTTGATTATGTTTCAGATGGAAGAACACTAAATAAAGTAAGAAATAATAGACAACATATACAAGATTTAAAAGATATTTCCCGGTATGTTGAAGCTATTAATACAACATCATTTACTGAAGCTTATATGGATTTAGATACTGAAAAGATAAAATTTAATGATAGTGTTCAACAAGCAAATGCATCTAATTTTAATATAGAACTATTATGGTTTGCTAATTTAGTAGTATTAGGTTTTATATTTTTTGTTTAAATAAATGAGAGATGACGACACCGCCACCACCACCGCCACCACAAGCAGCAGCAGCGCAACAAGCAGCAGCAGCAGCGCAAATGGACACAGTAAATGAGTATAATTTCTATAACCGAATGAATAAAGTGGCTAGTTATACATACAGCAATAAAATGGATACTATTTTTGTATTCCAGTTAACTTTTATCTGTTTACTAGTTTTTATTATTCTATACTATCTTGCTAAGACTAATGTTATAAGTTTTACACTTGTATGGGGGGTATCAATTGTCTTAGGATTATTTGTTGTATTTGTATTTGTAAATCGTCTTATGGTATATTCTAAAATACGTGATCAAAATAACTGGTCAAGAATTAATTTTGGAGATGGAACAGTAAAATCTTCAACATATGTTGAAGTTGGCGTTGAAGGTGGTGTAGATGGAGCTGTTCCGACTGAAAAATGTGGTCCTGCGGATCCAACACCCGTCTGTACACCAGTTTAAGAATACTAAATATTATTAGATGATTCCACCTACCGCAGAAGATATAGCTACAAGCAAACTTATAGATACTGCTATATATTTAAATGATAAGTTAATGATAGGACAAGATACTTCTTTAGCAACAAAAGTAGCTGCTAAAAAAAATGATATAGAAACTCAAAAAGTTGTTCTACAAGATCTACGTGATGCGATTGAAACTTATAATAGAGAATTTATTGAGCGTGATAATGAAATGATACAAAAACCAAAAAGTTTTTTAAATAACACTCAAGATTATAGTTTATTTATTCTATTTGCAGGATATGGTGTTTTTTCTTTGGCTATACTAGTATTTATTTTACTCTATTCAAAAAGAGCCTTACTATTAAGTATGATATTTGTAGTAATAGCTGTTCTACTATATGTTTTATTTGTTTTTATGATACAAAGATTTGGGTGAACCCAAATCTTTTTTAAGACTATTTTTTGTTTACAAAAAATATGAATACAGCGTTTTGGCTAAGTACTTTCACCTTTATCATACATATCAACTTCTTCTTCTTCTAGGAAAACCCGTCGATCATAATATTTACCATTCACAGGTTCTCCATATTCATCATTTACACGTTTAAGTAAATCATTTTGATTAAGACCTTTTACAGTTCCACCCAAAGATGAAACCCATTTGCGATATGATCTATCAATTACTTTGAAAGTGACTTCAGCTCCCCTTTCCTCACGAATACGTTCATTCTGGAATTTTGCGAATGAATCACTTGATTCTTTATAATCTTCACTCGCTTTCTTTACAATCGCTGGTGTAGGTTCAAGACCATTCTTAAGATACTGAGTTTCATAGATATGAACTAGTAGTGAGAGGAATGGTTCACGCCATTTGAGTAGTTTCAAATCAAGTTCATTATCACGAAGAAACACATTTTTTTTCTTTGAAATATATTCTGGGTCATCTTCTGCTACGAATTTGCTAACGAATGGGATAACACGAATACGACGCCAAGTGCCTCGGTCCATCGTTCTGATAATCGGCTTTGAGTTACACATCATATTAAGTTTACCAGTTACTTTAAACTTTTCTTGATCACCATAGAGGCGACGTGCTTCAATCATATCTTCTCCCGAAAACTGTTTCATGAGACTTGTATTAAGAGGTTCTTTATCATCAGGTTCTTGGAGATAAATGAAACGCTTATTTTTGATTGCCATAATATCTGGATTAGCTGCACCAGATTCTGGGCGTTTACGAGTCAATACAGTCGCTTGCAAAGATGTCTGATAATCACCGAATGTTAGACGCATAAGTTCTACAACTTTTGATTTACCGTTACCACCTACACCTTCCCATGTGTAATACTGTTGTTCTTTATTAGCACCTTCAATACAACTTGCTAGAAGACGAAGGAAATAGTCACGAAGATCTCTATCAGGGAAAATCTTATCAAAGAAATCATAGATTTCTGCAAATACTGGATTAGATGGATCGTATGGGACATAATTAATAGCATCATGATCTGGAAAGTTATAACCAGCAAGAAAGTTTAGATAATCTTCTGGAATACCAGGACGGAAACTTACATGTTCGAATGGTTTTTCATCTGTTTTTACTCTCAATTGTAAAACACCATTTTTACATGCAAATAGTAGAGAATCTTTATTTAGTTTGTTCGTAAAGTCTTCATCACAGAATACAGTTTCTGCCATACGCATCGTTGATTCAACAAATGCGTTTGAATAAAGATTAATTTCAATCTTTAGAAGTTTTTTAAGTTCTTCAATCAATTTATCATGATCATTTGCTTTTCCCATTTCATTACGAATATTATCTCTAGCTAAACTAAAATATTTTGCTACATCTTCAGGAATTTTTTTCTTTAATTGAATACCTTGATTTAGATGTTTCCAAGTATTCATCTGTTCATCATAGAAATACCAATCTGTATTCTTAGAATTAATAGAAGCAACATAATTATTTTTATAAAGTTTTTTCATGAGAACTGCAATATGATGATTTGTAGATTCCATTTTTTGACGAATATAATATAGAATATAATCATCAATTACTTTTTTATACTGTTCAGGATTATCTTTCTTTGCCCAATTATGTAGGCTTCGTTCAGTCAACTTAGCACGACTGTCACTAATATTCATTTTATGTAAGAAATCTACTTTTAGTTGTGCAATATTGTTTGAAGAAAACTTAGGTGAGTTACGACTAAATTCCATCCATAAATGAAACATTTCTTCAGATACTTCAATATTATGAAGACACCATCCAAGCCGCATCCATGTGTCATATGAATCAGCACGTTTCTTATCAAGGCATTCCATTACAATTCGTTTAATAAGAGATTTTTCTTCTTCACTCGCTGGCACAATTATAAAATCTTTTAACTCATCAATAATTTTAGGTTTTTCAACAACATCAGTCATATATGTGACATTACGTGTAAATGAACCATTCAGTAGAACATTATATTCATCTTTTTTATCTTCAACAATTTCATTATCATCATCTGGAATATTGTAACGAATACTCAAAAGTTCCATTAGTTGACGGCTTGAATAGTTGTTAATATCTTGTTCATCCCAAATATTATTGACTGGGTCAAATGTGAAGACATGCGAGAGCTGATAAGGAGGAATACTAGGTTTTGATTCACCATAAGGAAACCATGCTTGATCACGAGTCATAGATTCATCATATACTTCTTCATCTGAATTAATATAACCAGTATTATCGAAAGATGTTTTAACAAAACCTTTTTGGAGAATATAATTGCGAATAACCTTCTGTTTATCGTTAATTAGACCAATATCAGGACAAAGAATATGAATACCATCTTTTACATACTTATTCTTTGTATCGCCATATGGTGCAGGCCTCATAGTAATGAAGAAACGTAGAAGTTCATAATCATCTGTTTTAATAAATGTTTTGATAGTTTCTCCAATTTGTTTTGTAAATTGCGAGATTTGTGTTTTATCAAACTTTCTAATTTTATTCGTTTCATTCGAATAATGAAAATCAATATCAATTGTAAGAGGTTTAGATTCATTTTTACGAGGACGTTCAACCAAGTTGATTGGAACACCTTCTTTTACCCACAGATAATCATGAAGTAGATCAAGAAATTGTTTGTAATCATTATCAGGAATAGACCAACGACCTTTTAGTGAGTTGCTGTCGCCCATTCCAGTAAGAGTTACATCTTTCTTACCAGTCACCTGATGTGCTGTTAGAAACTTGAAGAGTTCATGATTTTGAAGAAGAGACCCCATTTTTACCACTATACTTTTTTATTTGAAAATAATAAACCAATTTTTAGTTTTTTTGGTATAAAGCCTCTTAGCAATCAATACACTATGAATGCTAGGCGATTACAAAAAGAGATAATTCAATTACAAGATGTAAATCTTAAAAATACAGGTATCTATTATTTTATTGAAGATGATACGATGACAAGAGCAACTGCTATTATGTTTGGACCAAAGGATACGCCATATGAGTTCTGTCCATTAGAATATACTTTCTCAATTCCAGATGATTATCCATTTGTCCCACCAAAAGTTTTATATAAAACAAATGATGGGAGAACAAGATTTCATCCAAATTTTTATATTGACGGTAAAGTATGCTTATCTATTTTGGGAACCTATTCTGGACCAAAATGGGCAAGTTCTATGAATATTTCTACTATATTACTATCTATATATTCTTTAATGACAAATAATCCGTTAACTCATGAGCCCGCTTATGAGAACACACATTTATCATCTCCTAAAAATCAACAATTTGCAAACTATATTGAACATCAAATGATACAACTATTTTTAAGATATATGAATTTTAACTACTATAATAAATATATGGATTTAGATGAAGAATTTAAGAAAAAAATTTTAGAAAATTATGAGATAATAAAGAAAAAGGTAGAAACTAAGTTACAAGAGCATGATGTGACATATACGTTATTACCTTACTCTATGTTAGGTTCAACTATGTGGAAGAGGCTACATGAACTTACAAAAAAATAAAAAAATTAAAGTAAATTAAAAATTATATATTGTAGTTAAAAATGAGTAGTTTTAAAACATGTCCTTTATGTCGTAACTACTTAATTGCTGAAATTACAGATGAAAAACTGAATCGTGTATGTAAAACATGTGGATATTCAGTTGAAGATAAAGGTGGATTAATTATGGAAACATATATTAAACAGAAGTCATCTGATTCGTATAAGATTCTTCTAAATGAGTTTACCCGGCAAGATCCAACACTACCATATCTAAGAGACTTAAAATGTCCGAATAATGAGTGTTCTTCAAATAAAGGAACTGCTGAAAAGAAAGTTCATTTTATCAAATATGATGTTGAGAATTTAAAATTTGTATATATCTGTAATAATTGCGAGCAAACATGGACTACACGCTAAACACTTATATAAATAGGTGAATCATGGAAGAAGATACTATTTTTTATGGCGGCGTTAAACCAAAATATAGATTTGGAACCGTTAAAGTTGATGCACCTGATGTAAAAATTAAAGGGTTTACTCCATATAAATCTACAATTGATCTTAAAAAACAGAGACAGACAGGAAGAGTTTCTGCTAAAAAAGCGGCTATTTCAAAAGTTTCAGCACAAAAAACAGAAACAGCAAAATTTCAAACAGCAAAAGCAGATGCTGTAAAAGTGCGAGAAATTCAGGCTACAAGAGCTAAACTAGAAGAATTGGAATCAAAGTTTGAGAATCCTATCTTTAAAAATACACTTGCAAAAAGTGTTGAAGCTAAACAAGCATCTTTTGGTAAGAAATTATCTCCTGAAGAACTTCGTGTAAAAGTTGAAGCTGAGATGAAAAAGATAAAAGAAAATGCAGATTTAAAAGCACAAAAGGCTGCGGCTGAAGCTCAAACTAAAATATCTAATAATAATAATGAAATAACTGCTGCAAGTAAAGTAACATTATCAGGAAAGATTGATAAATTAAAATCTGATTTTGCGAATAGACTTAATGAGATTAGAAATAGAGGAGCTGATCCTGGAAGTAAACCACAAGTTGATAATCCAGGTCGTGTAAGAAATGATAGTATTGATGCTAAGAATAGGGCAGATACTGCAGTAGGTGGAAATAAAACAGCAAGAGGTAATTCTGAAAAATTTAGTGATGCTTCTAATAAAGCAAATAATTCTGCTAATAAGATAGAGAATCCAGGAACAAGAACTGTCTTACCTGATGGTTCAATAAGAACAGAGTTACCTGATGGAACAATAAGAACAGAGTTTCCAGATGGCACAATAAGAACAGAGTTTCCAGATGGAACAATAAGAACAGAGTTACCAGATGGAACAATAAGAACAGAGTTACCAGATGGAACAATAAGAACAGAGTTACCAGATGGAACAATAAGA